CGGCATATTCTTCTCCATTTTCGAAGACTTCCTCGATGTCAACGATTGCCCTGTCAATGATGGCAAGCTCGAAGGTATACGTTTTACCTCCTACCAGTGAGAATCCAGTGAGCACCATCCCAGGGTTTATCTCACAGAGAGCGACGACTTCGATGCTCGCAGTCCTTATCCATTTTTCAAACTCCGACGGTACATATGCTGCGAGCGTGGTATCATTTGGTATGTTGGAATAAGGAGAGTTTCCTCCAGGGCCGTAATGACGAATTCTGAACCAGTATTGAGTGCTCGGGTCTAAGCCCGTAACCAGAAAGTCAGTTAAAGCACCGTCGATATGCCCTGGAATGTAGGAAATCTCTGAATAATCCGCACCGTTTATTGACTTCTCTATCTTTGTCCCCGTTATGGTCCCCGTGCCGAGGGTCCAGGTGAGCCTCAAACTCTTGTCCTTTAACTCCGTTATGGCGAGAACCGACGGTGCTGTGGGTTCGGAATATGTCGTCGCATCGTCCTCGTTCGACCACTCAGCAGGCGGGTCCCCGTTGTACTTCAATCCGACTCTCCACCAGTATTTCGTATCTTTCACAAGCCCTGTGTTCTGATAGTAGTCTCTTCTCGCTGCGATGGGAGACCCCGCAACTCCAGCCCACTCTCGTGGTTCTACATCAGGGCTTCTTTGAACGACGATGGAATTCTCTGAAGTTGACCTAACTTCCCATACCACTTCCGCTTTTGTGTCGGTGAGGGGAGTGGCGACAAGCTCCGAAGGCACTTGCCCCTCGGCATAAGTTGTAGCATCGGCCTCGTCTGAAGGAGGGCTGTAGTTTGGCGGCTCATATGTCCTCCCCACGAGGTAATATGTATGCAGCGTTTCAGGGTCCAATTCGGTGTCCACATAGTATGCTTCATGGACATCATCAATATGGACCCAACCTTCATCTTCTATTTCTCTCCACACTTCTATGATGTCGTACCAGTCATTGTTGGTCCACTCAACACGTATTGAATACGGAGATAAAGCCGTTGCTGTCACATCAGTCGGTTCTTGCAGTAATGCCATTTATTTAATCTCCCTTACTCTCAGCTCCCAGGCCCAGTGGTTTTCTGAACCCATCCATTTCGGGATAGTCACTTCCGAGTTTCTCACCCACATAGATTCGTTATTTGCATCGCTGTAATCAAAACACAGCACGAACGCTTTATGAATCCCGACTTCTTCTATGAAGCTCAGGATTGTTGCTCTTACAGCGTCACTATACCCACGAAAGGGAAGCTGCCTATCTCGATTCTCGGCTTCTCCTGCGTGAATATTATCAGCTCGTCACTCTCTTCTATCACTGAGGGGTCTTCATGTCCCCTCTCGTAACCAGGTCTCTCGCTCCGATTCAGCTCGAAATAACTTCCGCACAGAACCGTTGCTACCTGTGGTGCGGAGCCAAATCCACCAGCTTTCACAAGCTTCACCCGCACATACTGTTCTGTAAAAGCAGTGAAGAACTGATACATGTTTAGAGGGTTGTAGTCGATAGCCACTGGTGTAGCAGAAGGAAAAGTATCTCCGTCATCATCATGTTCAAACGTAACAGTTGTCCCGCTCGGTATGGTGTGTCCAAGAATGGCTAAGAAGTTTACCGCCCCCGCTCCCGCTCCTAAATCCAAGGGTATATAACAGGGCGATGTCGCTGCCGAAGCCTTAAAATACATGGACAGTGTATCTATCTGTGTGTCAGAAACTGGATGCTGTGGGTCTGCGGCTGGAGAGGCCGCTAAAGCAGTCCCTTTTCTCCAGAGATTATTATAGATTATTCTTGGCTTCGCCATTTTAATCCACCACGCTATGACTCTTTATCCTCAGTTCTCTCAAATCGCTTGCCTCGTTTACCGCTTCCACCACCGAGTGTTTGAATCTCTCTCCGCCGAGAATTATTGTGATATCGTTGTACAGCCTGTTCGGGAAGGGGGATGCTCCCGCCGTTCCACCAGGAGCGGTCAGCGCTTTGACATCAGGAGCAGGCACGACGTACTCGCCTGGATGCAGATGAGCAATAGTCTCTTTCGGCACAAAGCCCCCTGTTTCCATGCTTCTTATTCCCGCGAATAAAGTCTTGATGGCTAATACTGCACCACCTATGGCAAGCAGGTTAAGGGGAAAAGGAATTGGGGATTTCAAGACTGCGACTATAATCTCTCCGATAGCCCACTGCTCAAGAGTATTCAAAATTGCATTTACCATGCCTTTGAAGCTTGCCTCCATATTTACAAATTCACCAATTGCAATTGTTGTGAATCGTTGCTGGGCTTCAGTCATTGTTTTCAAAATCTCTTTATATTGCCCTGCTTTCTCTTCAGTATCTCTGACGAAGAATCCCATGCCTTCCATAACCTTTGCGAAATTATCTTCGGACGATATAGCAAATTGCTTCCACGCTAAATCTAACTCATTGCAATCTTCTGCTACTTCTAGTGTTGAAAGTCCCAGCGGGTCAAGTTCTTCACGCCACTCTTGGAGTCGATTCCGAACATCCTCAAGCGTGACCATAAATTCTGGGGGGATGAATTGAAGCATAGCAATTCTCGCTCCTTCAAGTTTTGTCTTTACCTGAGCAAGCACTTTTGCATACGCTTCCTGTAAGTCAACGCCTTCTTCGCCCAGCTTAATGGCTTCAAACAGTGCAACGTAATCCAGGCCATATTCGTTTCTCAAATCAACTGCCCGTTTCAATGTTATCCCCGCTGCTTTTGCTACTTTGCTATATAATAGAGTTCGCTCTTCTAAAGTGCCAATTTCTAACTTTGTCTCTTTTGTCAAAGCTTCTTGTTCTATCCGTAGCATATAGAATTTTAAAGCCAATGCACTAAGTCCAGCAGCGAGAAGCACCATAGGATTTTTGGCAAGAAATAGAAAAGCTTTTCCGAGCTGTTTAACACCAATGACAATGGATGGTAAAACGAGTGCAATCGGACCGAGGACGGCGAGCAGTCCTCCCAATCCTAGAGCGACTGCTGCTAACGTCTTAGTCAACGCTGGATTTTCTTGTGTCCAATTTTTAACTTTCTGTATGGCCTCAGTCATCTTTTCAACAGCCGTTATAATGACAGGAACCAACTGCTCTGCTATTTCTAATGTTACAGCCTGAAGTGACCCTTTCAAGTCGGTCATTCTATCTTGAAGTTCAGCGGCTTTGGCCGCCGCCTCTTTGTCAAAGATATAGCTCATCTTATGCGCTTCCTCACGCACCTTTTTGAGACCTTCTGCTCCGTCTGATAACATAGGAAGTAACTCTGTTCCCGCCCTTCCGAACAACATTTGTGCTGCATAGGCTGGGTCATATCCTTTCTCTGCTAGGTCAGCAAGCCCTTCAGCCATCTTTATGAACTGTTCTTCTGGGTTCAAGCTGTCAAGGTCTTTGACCTCCAGGCCAATGAGCGCAAGCGCATCTGTATAAGTCTTTGTGCCTTTCTTGGCTTCACCGAGAGTGCTTGCCATCTTTTTAATGGCTTTCTCTATCACTCCTATACTGGTCCCACCAAGCTCCGCAGCGTATTTCAGCTCACCTAAAGCTTCAGTTGATACACCTGTTCTCAGAGACATTTTGTGAACTTCATCACCAGCTTGAACGAAGCCTTTGACCATTAGCCCGATAGCACCCGTGATTGCTGCTCCAGCGATAGCCATACCCCTGCCCATCTTCTGAACCTGCCCAGTAAAGGCTTTCATTTTTCCACGGGCAGACGTCAGCCCACGTTCCATTTGTTTGGTGTCAGTTCCTATTTTAACTAGAAGTGATTTGACCTGCATTTTAAGCTCCTGTTATCATTTGATTCCTACCATCTTTTTAACCTCATCAAACGCCTTCTTATGCTCCTCTTTCGTCAATACCTTTGGAGGAAACATCTCAGGCAGTAGCTTTGAGATAGTAACTTTATTCCCAGTCAAATAGTTTATTAACGTCGCAATACCCCAAGCCCTTATCTCCAATTCGTCTTTCTTCCTCGCATCATAGCCTTCAATTAAGTCCACTAGCTCTGCTGGAGTGAGACTCTCAAACTCTTCGTCGTTTCTTACGCCTACTTTGAACGCGACTTTACGGTAGTCTGCAAGGGTGTCGGGTTTTTCTTTCCCGTCTTTGCTTTTTTTTTAATCGGTATCCCCATTTGCTCAATAATAGCTTCCGAAATGATTTTGATAACCTCTATTACCGTGTATTTATAGGGGATAGTATCTTCAATGAGTTCTTCGACCTTTTCAGGTGTAAGAGTTTCATCCTCCCAGACCAATCCAACATAAGCAAAGAAGGGCATCTCGTCTCCACCTATATTCAGAATATCGGTGATATCTTTCTTGTCTCCATATTTCTCTTTGACTAATTTGAGTGACTTGAATCCGTATTTGAGTTTGCGAAGTTTATCTAATTTGATAAAGTGGTCTTTCATTACGGAACCTCGATAGCTGCGATTAATATATCGGTTTGAACGTCACAAATGACGTAGCACATCCCGTTGGCATCGTTGAATCTGTCCTTACGAAATGGCCCAATCATCCTCTCCTCACCAGCATGAATAGCTGTTATATCTGCATCGTCATCAACGCCCTGGTTGCACGGCGTCTGCGTGTTAATCTGTACAGCTAAGTCTACCGCTCCTCCATTTTTCACATGGATGAAGACTCTGCCTGAGTTTACAAAATGGTCTCCTCCCGCGACTGCGGTTGGCACGACATAGTTTAGGGTGTATATCTCTACGTCATCGGCCTGAGCTTGCGTATGTGCGTATGTCAGATTTTGCGTCATAGTCAGTGATTCGCCTGCCTGAATGGTATCTATAATTCTCTCCTCTTCTCTGGCTCCGCCTCGGTTGATTTTGATTAAATCACCTGGAGAGAATCCCTCCGTGGCAGCTACCAGCAAGATTGGCTGGTCAGCTAGGTTATCTGCGTCTACGTTGGTTTTCAGGCCGTAGGTTGCGAGCGGGTCGAGTCCAGCTAGAATGACTTTTTTAACTGTTAATAGTGACATTTTATTTTACCTCCTGTTTAAATTTTTTCGATTCCATTAAGGAACCTCAATCACAGCAATTTTCAAATCTGCTCCAGAATCGCTGTAAGTAATCTGGACATAATCGTCTGCATCGTTGAACCGAGATTTGGGAAAAGGACCGAACATTTTCTCATCTTGAGCGGCTGTAATTATAACTGCTGCGGAATGGTTCTCACCATAATTGCAGTCCTCCTGAGAGACTACCGTCACTGTTCTCGCCTCATCCGCGTGTGCATTCTTAACATGGATAAAACATCTGCCCGAATTCGTGAAAAAGTTTCCGTCTGGTTCTACATCCTCGTGAGGAATTGTCGGGACAATGCCCGTCAGTAAGACTGTCTGCGGTGTTATTTCTGTTGCTCCCATTTTATTTACCTCCTATGGTTTAGATTGTTTAATTCGATGTCTTTGTGAGCGCGCCAGTTCCTTTGAGTGTGAGGGATGCTACAGCTGCGTCTTGGTCTGGGGCTGCGAGTGACATAGATTCAACAGTAGCTGTGCCTTTGTAGTCGAATCCTGGAGTGACGAGTTTGTAGGATAACTGGTCTCCTGCGTCAAATGCTGCCTCGATTGCGAGCCATCCTTCATCATCTTCAATCAGAAGAGCAGAGAAGCTAACGCTCCAATTTTTATTCCCGACGAGGTGCTCTTCATTGCCCGCAGACTGCTTGTTCGTGATGTCAATAGTTCCCACACCACGGTCAAGCGTGGCATCTTTCTGTGCTCCGACTACTCTCCAGGCTTCAGTGCCCACATCTACCGACAGCATGATGGGTGTACCTGATGTTTTTTCTAAGCTCATTTTACTTTACCTCCTGTACAAAATTTTCCTCTGGGCATTGTTTCACCCTGAAGAAGTATACTAACTCAGCCTCCCAAAAAGCTTGACGCTGAATTGATTGCTTGTATCCATTGAGCCAGATGAACTTGTTTCCAGCCTCTATCTCTTCCTTCCCACACGTTATCATGTGAACGAGTGCTTCATCTCGCAGTACCCGACTTTCAGCGTAAATCTTAACTTTGAAGCTGTATTCCGTCTCCAGCTCTTCTTTGGTCACTACCAATCTGAGCGGTTTCACTGTGAAGTGAGGGCATATAATCCAGCATGGCGGGGTTTTCTTTGGCTTTTTTCTCGCCCTCTTTGTCACTTTTGGCTCTTTCTCCAGAAAGGGATAGCCTCTGATTCTGCTGGCTATTATTTCTCCGATGTTTATTTCAGGGTCGAATTTTTCCATGTTATACCTCCTGTATAAGGTAGCGCATCTTCAGGATTCCATGCCTGGTCTTCCCGTCAATGTCGATTATTAAATCATAAGAGTCGAACACTCCCAAAACTTCGTGAAAGTTCGAACCCAAATCAAGCGGGCGTTTCGTCAGAGCTTGTAACACG